CCAGCTTTGCCCGCTCCGTGTTATAGTCAACGCTGGCTTCCGTTGGGCTGTTCGCTCTCAAATAGTTAATGTATTCATGTGTAACTGTCTGCAAGCTATACAACCCCGGCTTGTATTCTGTTATAACTTTTTCTTTGCGCAGCTGCCGCACCCTGCTTTCTGATAGGTCCAGCCATGCTGCCACCGCCTTTGTGGTGTATAGCTTCAAAAACCACACCCCCTTTATTTTTTTCTGGGCGTTTCCGCAAGTGAAATTTTTCATTTCATACCTAAACAAGCGGCGGGCGTCACCGTACCCGCACCCCGGCTGCTTCCGTGACAGAACCTACTCCGGCAGCCCGTCCACGCCGTCTGCTGCGTCCCAGTCCTCGTCTTCTGGGTCAATCTCTATTTCACCAGTTAGCTTCTGTCTTGACAGCTCCAGTCTGCGTTCTTCCAGCTGCAAGCGTCTGTCCTCCATCTCATAAGCCTTGATACTGTCCAGCTGCTTGATAATACGCCCATGCAGCTTGTTCAGTTCTGCTTCCACTTTCATTGCTCTGTCAAACGGGCTTGACTTAATGATTGATTTCATAGCCGTTTTGAATTGCTCTGTACTTCCTGCCCCTGCTTCCGGGTCAGTTGCTTGCCCTGCTTCAATGCCCGTGTCTTGCTCACTCTGCTTGTCTTCCACACTCTTTGGCACAATCATGTGTACTATTTTATCCGTGTAAAACGGCTGGGCTTTTTCCGGGTTTTCATACTCGGACAATAAGCCCTCTAAATATGCCTTGCGCACATATAGGGCTTGTAGTTCTTCCATCATCTTTGGCATTGCTTCTGCTTCTGTCATTGCTCGGATTTCTGCCGCCTTTTCCGGCGGTATATCCTCAATGCTCGCTTGTGCAAATGCGCCGTGTGTCACGGCATTTTTATTCCCATTTTTTGCCGGGGTTTTTCCTGCTGCATTTTTATTGCCTTTTTGTCCACCCCTTTTTCTGGGCTTCTTTTTCAAGGCTTCTTCCCACTTGTCTTCTGATTTCCATTTTCTTATCCTGCTTTCATTCACCCCGGCAGCTTTCGCCAGTTCTGCTGTGGTTATATCTCCCCCAGCTTCAAGAAATCTTTGCAAGGATAAATCCCGCTCCGGGTTTCTCGGTCTTCCCATCCTCGCTTCACCTCGCTTCGTTCGTTTTCATTTTTCCCAGTTCGTTAATATTCCGTAAGTATAAAAATTTTTAGGCTTTGTAAATTCTTAAAAATCAGCAAAGCCCAGCTTGCAAACAACGCATTGTAAAGGGGTTTTCACCCCTTTTGAGTATAGCAAAATAGTGTGTGCAATGGTGGGCAATGATTTTTCACGCTATCTTCTTAAATCCTCTTATTGTAGCGTTATTTTCAAACCGTTCTGCCAGCTTTTCAACGGCTGTGTCACGGATATTCTTGCACTGTCTGTCTGAATAGTGTATGCGCTCCGCTACTTGCTCCCATTTCATGCCGTATATGTAATAATCAAATATAATCGTTTTTTCTTTCAGTTTCAGCCGGGAAACTTCCTGCAAAATCTGGCTTTTCAACCTTTGCAGCTTTTCTATGCGTTCCGCATAATCTTTCATAATCTCCCGCACATAGTCTGGGATATTCAATGCGGCGTTTTCCACAATGCGTGAAATGTGGTTTTTGCCGTGCGGCATACCGTCACTTACTATTGCGCCCATAGTGTTGTAATACTGGTTTTCATAGTCGGTTAATGTTCGTCTATAAAAAGCAATTTCCCCGTCAATTTCCTTGTAGTAGTCCAAAATCTCAATGACCTTTTCTTTGTCCATTTGCCTTTACCCTCCATTGCGTTGTTATTTGCCGTCTGTCCGTGCCGTCTGGTCTGCTTTGCTATCCGTCTTTTTCTTGCTGATAAGGAACGCCCCGCAACTTCTTTCCGCAGAACGGGCAGAAAATCATTTTGTTATCTTCTGGGCTGCCGTCCTCCAGCCAGAAAGCATTGTTGCAATCTGTAAACCATGTGCCGCTGTCCCTGTCTTCCTGCTGCCATTCGCAACATTCTTCAATGTGGCAATCATCCATCTGCTTTCACCTCTGCTTTTCTGCACTCATACATTGTTTCTGATTTCCTCAATTTTCGTCCACATTCCGGACAAAACATCATTCTGCTGCCGCTTATGTTCATACGCCCAGAAAATACGCCGTCAACTCTCGTTTCTTGCGTAAGTGTTATTTTTAGCGTGTTTCTGATTTTTCTTTTGCTTTCATGCTGCTTTGCTTGCTCTTTCAGCCATTTTATAGTTTCGCAAGTCTTACATTTGCCCGCTTCCATCCGCTTTCCCTCCTAACACGGTCCACCCTCTGCGCCGTGAAATGCTCCAGCCGGGTATTTCCATTCGCCTTTGCAGAAAATATCATCAACCGTAAATTGCCCCGTCAGTAGGCTTTCAATAGCTTCTTTGTCCTTGGTGTATAGGCAAGATTGCGCATTTCCAACAAATGTGTCTAAATCGCATTTATTGTCCAGTGTAAATCCCAGCACTTCTTCATCTTGTTTCAATTTTTCGTATTCCTCCGGGTATAATTCCCGGAAGCCCGCAAATAATGATGGTGTGGAAAATATACACGCCGCACAACTGCACCTATTCCAGCCCGCCCGGTAACACGGATGGGGATTGACTTTGTTTCTTTTCAGCACTTCCCACACATCCTTTTCGCTGTAATCAATCACCGCCCGCCACTGGTGGACAATCCTATGCGCTTTTTTCTCTGCGTTTGTTCTGTATTTCTCCATTTCGTTGTATTTTGAACGCCCCTTGCTTTCCCCTCTGCGTTCGCCAGATACAACAAGCACTTTGCAATTTTCTTTTGTTTTTTCCAGATTTCGTGTGACCGTTGCCGCAACATCTATTTTCAAATACGGGCTGCACCACCTTGTCACAAGATTTCCCGTTTTTGCCGGAAACTTCATGCGGAAGCCAAATTGTTTCAACTTTTCTTCCTTGTCTTCACAATCGCTGTGTCTTATCTTTTCACACTCCTGCTGTTCTGCCGTTTGCTTCGCTTGTAATATTTCCCCGGTTTCCGGCTCTACCCACTCAATAGGCTTGCTTGCTCCTATTCTGTATAATTCCCCGAAAAATCCATCTACACGCCATGAAAGCCGCAGCGGTATTCCCTCTGCTTCCGCAAGTGCTTTCATGTAGTTTTGTGTGCAACGCCAGTCCATGTGCCTTTTGGGGTTGCCACCGTCAATATCATGGTGCCAAAATTCTATTTTATTTTTTGGCACTCCCAGTTCTCGCAACTTAAAATAACAAGCTATGCTATCCTTGCCACCGCTTATCAATACAACAATCAAGTCATATTCTTCAAGCGGCAGAAGTTCTTCCAGATACAATTCTTTCTGGTGTTCCGTGTCTTGTCTTCCCGGCAACCTCGGCTTTATTCTTTTGCCACTGCCATATATCGGTAAATCTTTCTTCCCTCTCTTAACTGGCGTGTCAACGGTGCAATCGCTGTCTTTTATGAAATCTGGTTCAAATAATGACATTTGACCTTGCATTGCTTCACGCTCCCGGTTGTAATGTTTGCTGGTCTGCATACTCTCCCGCTGCTGCAAGTGGCGTATAACTCATAAGCTGAAAACCCAAAATACAATAATCATCATCAAGCCCCGTCCAGTTTTCCCAGATATATGACACTTTAACTTCAAGCGTTCGCCCGGTTGCCTTGCCGTCTGCATATTCTGGCAGTGTCAATTCTTCGCCCAGCTTGTAGCCATCCTTTTTCAGAAGCAAGAAAGAAAGTGCGCCGCTTGTGATTTCCTCATATCTGCTGGCTGCCAGTCTGATTTCCTCATGCTGTTTTTCTGCGGGACCTGCCGCCATCTTCGCTTCCTGCTGCTGTTCACGCAGCTTCTTTCTGGTTTCAGCGTCAATTTTCGCTTGTTCTTCGTTGTATCGCTGTTCATCCGTCTTATATGCTTCCTTTTTGTCCACATAGGCATTGCAGCTGGTGACAGTTGATTTTTTATCGTGGCAGCTTTCATATTTTGTGCAGCTGTAACAAAGTGAAGTTATTGTTTCCGGCTGCGGGTCAACATATTCTGCCCCGTCTGCGCTCTCTGCGTCCTCTGTGGCGGCTTCTTCTGCTTCTGCGGTCACTTCTTCGCCCTTCTGCATTTCTTCCGCTTCTGCGGCTTCCTGCGTGTCCTGCTGCCCCTCCAGACTTTCAATGGACTGCTGCCCCGGAATTTGCCTTGCTTCTTCCTGCTGTTTCTTTAATGCCTTAATGTCTGGCAGCGTCAGTGTGTCTTCATTCTCTCTGTATATCTGCAACGCCCGCAGCTGCCATTCCTTATCCATCCCAGACACTTCATAAATGATTGACACGCCGATTTTGCCCGCCTTAAACTCTGCCATCAATTCAGCTGTCAGATTGTTGCTGATTGCCTTATATCTTCCCAGCTGCGCCGGGGAAGCGTCCAC